GAGGGTGCGTCGAAAGTCGTGCATCCCGTCATGACCGAGGCCTGCGTCGACTTCGCGGCGCGCGCCATGAAGGAGATCTTCCCGTCAGGCGGCCCCGCCAAGGACGCAATCAGCGGCCCGACGACGAGCGACAAGGTCGACAAGGCGAAGCGCAAGACGAGCCTGCTCAACTGGCAGATGACGGTGCAGTGCCCCGAGGTACGCGCCGAGCTCGAGCAGCTCATGACGCAGCTGCCACTCGGCGGCGCGCAGTACTTGAAGCTCGGCTGGGACACGGCCCGCAACCGGCCGACGTTCCTATTCGTGCCGATCGACGACATGCTCCTGCCGTACGCCGCGACGAACTTCTACACGGCGCAGCGCAAGACCCACGTGCAATATATTACCAGTTTGGACTACGAAAACCGCGTACGCGACGGAATGTACCGCGACGTGGATCTGGCACCGTCCAGCATGGAGCCCGAGCAGTCCGTGGCCGGACAGGCCAACGACCGCATCGAAGGCCGCGACGCCACCAGCTACAACGAGGACGGCCTGCGCATCGTGTACGAGACCTACGTCACGATGGAAGTCGAGGAGGGCGAGGGCAACGCGCCGTACATCGTCAGCGTCGACAAGACGACGGGCAAGGTACTCGCAGTTTATCGCAACTGGGACGAGGAAGACGAGGCCCGCGACGAGATGTACTGGTTCGTCGAGTTCCCGTTCATCCCGTGGCGCGGTGCGTACCCAATCGGCCTGCCGCACATGATCGGCGGCCTGAGCGGCGCGGCCACCGGCGCGCTGCGTGCGCTGCTCGACAGCGCGCACATCAGCAACAGCCAGACGATGCTCAAGCTCAAGGGCGGCACGGCAGGCGGGCAGAGCCTGTCGTTGCAGCCGGGCCAGACCGAGGAGATCGAGGGCGGCCTGAACGTCGACGACGTGCGCAAGCTGGCCATGCCGCTGCCGTACAACCCGCCTTCGCCTGTGCTGTTCAGCCTGCTCGGCTTCTTGGTCGACGCGGCCAAGGGCGTTGTGCGCACGTCGATGGAAGACATCGCCGACGGCAACCCCAACGCACCAGTCGGCACGACGCTCGCCAAGCTGGAGCAGGGCGCAGTCGTCTACTCCGCGATCCACAGCCGTCTGCATGACGCAATGGGCCGCATGCTGCGCATCCTCGATCGGCTCAACGGCTTCAATCTCGACGACGAGAAGCTGCAGAAGGAGGCAGGCGAGGAGCTGGCGACACGCGCAGACTTCGACGGCGTCCTCGACGTTGTGCCAGTCAGCGACCCGAACATCTTCTCCGAGGCGCAGCGCTACGCGCAGGTGCAGGCAGTGGCGCAGCGCGCCGCCGCCATCCCCGGCATGTACAACATGCGCAAGGTCGAGGAGCGCATCCTCGAGACGCTGAAGGTGCCGAACGCGAAGGAGCTGCTCAACCCAGCCGTCGAGCCGTCGGAGCAGAACGCAGTGAACGAGAACGTCGCCGCATCGCTCGGTCGGCCCGTCACCGCGTTCCCGAACCAAGACCATCTGGCGCACTTGCAGACGCACATCGCGTACCTGATGTCGCCGACGTTCGGCATGAACCCAGTCTTCGCGCCGGTGTACATCCCCGCCATCCTTAACCACATCAAGGAGCACGTCGCGCTGTGGTACGCCAGTAGCGTATTCGACGTGTCGACAGATGCGCTGGGCGGCGAGGATCTCGGCGACCTGATGCGCGAAATGGAGCCGAAGGACGTCGAGGGCCGCAAGGCGCTCGATCGCATGCTGGCCGAGGCGTCGACGACTGCGTTGACCGAGGGCGGACAGTTGTTCGCGCAGATCCCGCAGATCATCCAACAGGCGCAGCAAGTCATGCAGCAATTCCAACAGCCGCCGATGCAAGACCCGCGTCTGGCGCTGGAGGGCCAGAAGCTGCAGCTCGATCAGCAGAAGATGCAGGCCGAGCAACAGGCCGACGCGCAGCGCGCACAAATGGATGCGCAAACGGAGGCCGCGCGCATGCAAATGGATGCGCAGCAAATGCAGATGGATGCCCAGAAGATGCAGATGGACGCGCAAATGGGCGCGGCCGAGCTGCAGGCGAAGGTCACCATCGAGCAACAGAAGCAGCAGGCCGAAGACGCACGTACGGCCGCCGAGCTTCAGGCCCGCATGGCCATGAACCAGCAAGACAATCAGACCGCGATGGCATTGGCGCAGGCCGAGATCCAGAGCGGCGAGAACTTCGCAGTGTCAACCGGCACTGGGATAAACCCGCAACCATAGGAAGGAAGCGACATGAAGAACGACGCAGCACTGAGCAAGGGCAAGGCCAAAGGCAGCTTCACTGCCGATAACACCAACATGCACAAGCTCATGAAAATGGGAATGGACCCAAAGACCGCAGTAACTGGTAGTAAAAAGACACCAGCATGAAGATAGAAATGCTGCTCCAGCGCTTGGAGACTGAGCAGGCAAGGCTTGCACGGGAAGCGCTGGAGCACCCCTCGGGCCGAGAGCTGTTCGACTACGGTCGGGCTGTCGGCATGTACGCGGGGCTTGAGCACGCGAAACGAACTCTTATCGACATGGTCGCCGAGAGGGAGACGAAAGACAGGTTTTTATAAAGGAGCGCACATGCAAGAATTAGCGAATAAAGTAGACTTCGGTTACGCCAGCGTGGACGAGGCATTCCCGCCTTGCGAGCCGGGCATACACCCATTTGGCAGCCGCGTGTTGGTGCAGATCCGCACGCCGAAGGCCAAGACGAAGGGCGGGATCATCCTGACTTCGGAGACACGCGAGACGGACGCGTGGAACACCCAGATCGCGAAGGTGATTTTGGTGGGAGAACTTGCGTTCAAAAACCGTACGACAATGGACCCGTGGCCTGAAGGAAGCTGGTGCAAGCCGGGCGACTTCGTGCGCGTGCCAAAGTACGGCGGCGACCGCTGGACCGTCAAGACGACCGATGGCGAAAATGAAGCGCTACTGGTAATTTTCAACGACCTCGATCTTGTGGGCAAGGTGACCGGCGATCCGCTGACCATCAAAGCTTTCATATGATCGATAAGGCTACACAGAAGGGAGCCGGTTTATGACTGACAATACACTCAAAGAAGACGACGAGCTAATCCCCATCGAGACCCCGCCCGAGGAGAACGAGGAGGACAGCAAAGTCGAGGCCGACACGTCCGAGGACGATGACGACGAGGAAGACGATCGTCTGGCCGAGAGCGACGAGGACAACGACGAAGAGGTGCGCACTGGGCGCAACCGGCGTCGCCAACGTCGCCGCGACATCCACCGCCGCGCTAGGGAGACCGCCGAGGAGAAGATCCGCCTCCTTGAACAGCAGAACGCAGAAATGCTTCGCCGTCTGTCGTCCGTTGAGGGGCACGCGATGAACAGCAATGCGCAGACGCTCGACGAGCGCTTGGCAAAGGCGCAGCGCGACATCCAACAGGCCGAGCACTTCATCGCCAAGGCGACTGAGGCTGGCAATGGCGAGGACGTCGTTGCGGCAATGCGTATCCGCGAACAGGCGGCCGCAGAGGCGCAGCAACTGCAGCAGGCGCGTCAGCAGTTTGAGGAAGCGCGCAAGCAGAGCGCATCGCCGCAGGTCAACCCTGCCGTCGTCAACTACGCCAAGGAGTGGATGGCAGCCAACTCATGGTACGACCCGTCGGGCCGTGACCGCGACAGCGCACTGACCAAGGCCATCGACAACGAGATCGTGCAGGAGGGCTACAACCCCGCCACGCGCGAGTATTGGGAAGAATTGACGGCCCGAGTGGCGGACGCGTTGGGTGAAGCAAACCCAGCTCCGAAGCCAAAAAGGCGCGGCCCGCCAACCGGAAATACACGGGAACACGCGCCCGTAAGCACAAAACGCGAAATATACGTGACACCAGAGCGGAAACAGGCTATGATTGAGGCTGGAGTGTGGGACGACGCCACACTCCGCCAACGCTATCTTAAGGCGTATCAATCGTATGATGCTGGTCCGGCTCGCTAACTAGGAGTGAGACAAATGACAGATAATACAGAAGATAGCCGCCTTAAGAAAGCACCGGAATTCGACGTTGTTGGACGCCGCGACACGAGACGCACGGAGACCCGAGAGGTTACCGAACGCCGTGAGACAAGCGAGGACGACCGACTGGAGATGTTCCGAAACCAACTGTTTAACGACGCACTACCTGATTTGCCCGAGATACCGGGGTATCACTTGTGCTGGCTTACTACTACCAACCCGCGTGATCCTATTCACCGGCGTACACAGCTCGGCTACGAGCCAGTGAGGCCCGAAGAGGTTCCCGGAATGGAGTATGCCTCGGTCAAAACCGGCGAGTATGCCGGTATGATTGCCGTTAACGAGATGCTTGCGTTTAAGCTGCCCTTGAGCCTTTACGAACGGTTCATGCAGGAAGCTCACCATGATGCTCCGCTACGCGAAGAGGACAAATTGGCTGAAGTCGCAGAAATGATGCGATCAGACGCCGAGCGAGCCGGTTCAGCGCTACTTGAGGGTGACGGCATGCAGGACATGCGTGAACATAAGCCGCGACGGGGGATTTTCTCCTAAGCGGTCAACGCAACTCAATCAAAGGTAAATGGACATGAGCACAGTTTCTCAACCGTTCGGCCTTCGTCCTTCGTATTCGCCAAGTGGTGTGGTTCGCCCCACCGCGTACACGATTGCGTCGGGCTACAGCGCGAACATCCTGCAGAGCCAGCCAGTTAAGATTGGCACTGACGGGACCATCCAAGCAGCCGCCATCGGCGACCGTTACATCGGTACGTTCCAAGGCGTTGAATTCACCGACAGCGACGGCCGTCGTCGCGTAAGCAACAAGTGGACAGCCTCTCAGGTTGGTACCGACGTCGTTGCATACGTCACGCTCGACCCAAGCATTGTCTATGAAATTCAGGCAAATGGTTCGATCGCCGTGACCGACATCGGCAAGCAAGCGGACTTCACAGTAATCACTGCAGGCTCGACCGTAACAGGTCTGTCGGCGATGATGCTTGACACCGCAACGCTGACCGACACCGGTAACGCGCAAATGCGCATTATCGACCTCGCACCGGCACCAGACAACAACTTCGGCGACAACTTCACGATTGTTCAAGTTCAGGTTTCTGAGCATCAGAACGTCGCTGATCGCGCCGCGTACTAAGGAGGGCTTGAACAATGGCTACCCCAATGAGAAGTACAGACTTCCGCTCCATCGTTGAACCAATCCTAAACGAAGAGTTCAACGGCATCTATGACCAACGCGCTGACGAATGGTCGCAGGTCTTCAAAGAGTTCAAGGGTATTCCCCGCAACTACCACGAAGAGCCTGTCCTGTTCGGCTTTGGTGCCGCGCCAGAATTGCCAGACGGCATGCCTGTCACGTACCAATCCGGCGGCGTGCTGTTCATCCAGCGCTACGTGTACCGCGTCTACGGCCTTGCCTTTGCATTGACAAAGGTTCTGGTGGAAGACGGCGATCACATCCGTATCGGCCAGACCTATGCTCGTCACCTTGCACAGTCGCTGATCGAAACCAAGGAAACCCTTGGTGCCAACATCCTCAACCGCGCATTCAACAACGCGTTTGCAGGCGGCGACGGCGTATCGCTCGTTAACACGGCTCACCCAACTGCCGCAGGCACGTTCTCGAACCAGCTCTCGACCGCTGCGAACCTTTCGCAAACGTCACTTGAGCAGTTGCTGATCCAGATCCGCAACGCGGTAGACAACAACGGCAAGCGCATCCGCTTGACACCTAAGAAGATCGTTTCCGGTCCTTCGAACGTGTTCCAAGCTGAAGTATTGCTGAAGTCCGCACTGCGTGCGGGCACTGCAAACAACGACGTCAACCCCGTCCGTTCGATGGGAATGTTGGACGGCGGACAGGCTAACTTGTCGCGTATCACCTCGACCACTGCATGGTGGATCCAGACTGACGCGCCAGAAGGCCTGAAGCTTGCAATGCGTCGCGGTCTTGAGAAGAGCATGGAAGGTGACTTCGAAACCGACAGCATGCGCTACAAGGCCACTGAGCGTTACAACTTCGGTTGGACCGACCCACGCGGCGTATACGGTACGGCTGGCATCTAATTGGGTTGGGGGACTTCGGTCCCCCTCCCTTCTCTAAAGGAGAAACTAAATGTCACAAACTACTTGGAGCGGACCACTCGCCTCTGGCGACCGCAACGCAGGCGAAAGCGGCGGACCGAATATCGGTCTCGTCACTCTTAGCCAAACCGCGCTGATCAACTTCGACGCCACACTGGTACAAAACGCGACGTTCAACATCCCTGCGTCTTCGCAGATTGTTGACTTCTACGTTGACGTGCTGACGGCGTACGACAGCGCAACGTCCGCGACGCTTTCGGCTGGTACCGCTTCTGGCGGCACTCAGTATCTGAGCGGCGTGAGCGTTAAGACGGCAGCTCGCCGTTCGAACGGCTTCAGCGCTGCGCAGCTTGCTGCAATGGACGATGTTGGTGCGAACCGTGCGGTCGTCGCAACTGTAACCTCTGTCGGCCAGCCGACTGCAGGCCAAGTTCGCGTCACCATGCTGTACGTTCAAACAACGGCTGATGACTAATCGTTAACGCGATGATATAGTGCGTGCGGGTAGCGGATCGGAAGTCCCTGCTACCCGCCGCATTTTATAAGGAACACACAGATGGCAGACGCAGTAGCAACACAAATCTTGTTCGATGGCGAACGCAAAGCCATCATGAAATTTACGAACATCTCCGACGGCACCGGCGAGACCAAGGTGACCAAGGTTGATGTATCGGCACTCCTCCCCAGTTCTTTTGACCGGCCTTGCGACGGCGTGACGATTACGAAGATTTACGCCATGACGCACGGCATGGAAGTGGCCATTTACTGGGACGCGACCACCGACGTGCTTGTCACCGTCGTCCCGCAGAACAACAACTACGTCTCCGATTACGAAAGTTTCGGCGGTTTGTGGAACAACGCAGGCGCAGGCAAGACGGGCGATATTCAGTTTTCGACACTCGACCAGACCGCAGGTGATACGTACACAATCATCCTCGAAATGGTGAAATCCTACGCCGATGTCTGACCTTGCTGTCAAGCGCGCCAAGGGCGGCGCGTGGACCCGCAAGGAGGGGAAGAACCCCGAGGGTGGCCTTAACGCCAAGGGCCGCGCATCGCTGCGCGCTCAGGGGCACGACATAAAGCCACCCGTTTCGGCCGAGCAGGCGAAAAAATCACCGAAATCCGCAGCGCGCCGCAAGTCATTCTGCGCACGCATGTCCGGCATGCCGGGGCCGATGAAGGACGACAAGGGTCGACCGACCCGCAAAGCACTATCACTGCGCAAATGGGACTGCTGACATGAGCGATTTTGCTGTAAAGCCCGTATGGGACAAGAAACGCCCGAAAGATCTCGGCAAGCCCAAGGGCCTGTCGGTCAAGCGCAAGGCCGCCGCGAAACGCCGCGCCAAGGCGGCAGGCCGTCCATACCCGAATTTAGTCGATAACATGGCTGCGGCCCGCAAGAAAGGTAAGTGACATGAAAGGTTTCAAAGACAGCACCAAGGTGAAGTACATGTGCGGCGGCCCAGTGAAAAAGGCTGGCGGCGGCGGTGTATTCAACGAACGCGGCAAGCGCGCGACGAATGCTGAGATCGCGGCAGAAGGCCGCCGCATGGAGGGCCGCAAGCCCCCCGTCGAGGGTATCTCAACACGCCCAACCGACAGCTCTGGCCGTCGCATGACGAACGCAGAACTCGGCATGACACCGGGCGGCGTGAACCCCGCCAAGAAGGCACCAGCAAAAAGCATGAATAGTGTGGCTGAACTCGGAGCCCTCGCCGCCAAGAAGAAGAAGGCCGTTCCTGCTCACAGCGACCGTCCGATGATACGCCTCCCAATCCCGCGCAGCAAGGGCGGCCTCATGGCAATGCCAAAGGGCAAATAGCATCTAAGGCAGTCTCGGTATTGTAGCCGAGACTGCATTCGTGTATGCGTATCAGGTCAGAAATGTGCGCTCCTGCTTGCGCGCTGCTGCGTTGAAACAGCGAGCAAAAACTTATGGCCTATTCGAACACAGTATCGCAGACAGTTTTTAATACGCGACGCGTTATCGAAAACGCGGCGCGACGCTGCAAACTTCCCGCGCAGTCATTGACGCCGGAGCATGTCGACATTGCGAACGATCAGCTCTTCATGCTGCTGTCGGACCTGTCCAACCGTGGCATCCAGCTCTGGTGCATCGACAAGCAAATATACCCACTGTACAACGGCGTCGGCGACGTCACCCTCGTCACAGGCACGCTTGACGTCCTGAACAGCAACTTGCGCACGCTGCAGCAAGTTACCGGCATCAATTACGACGACCCGACGTACCGCGAAGTCAACTTCACCACACCAACATTCGTCACCACCGTCGGCATCAAGTGGGCCGACGACGCAGTGCCGCTGGCCCTTGAGCGCAGCGACGACGGCATTACGTGGGTCGTTGTCCAGACCGAGACGCCGTCGGCAACGGTCGGGCAGTGGACGTGGTTCGACCTCGAAAGCAGCGTCGCGACGACATTCTTCCGCGTACGCGCAACATCAGGCACGCTGAGCTTTAGCCGTGTGTATCTGGCCAACACTCCGACCGAGATCCCGCTGGCGCGTCTCAACCGCGACGACTACACGAACTTGCCAAATAAGTCGTTCCAGTCGAACCGGCCGCTGCAATACTGGTTCGATCGGCAGGTTCAGCAGCCTATAATGCACTTGTGGCCGGTGCCAAACCAAGAGGCCGAAGTGTACCAGATCGTACTGTGGCGTCAGCGCTACATCATGGACGTCGGCACCATGACCGAAGAGATTGAAGTCCCGCAACGCTGGTACGAGGCCATTGTGGCCATGCTCGCCGCGCGTCTGGCACTGGAGTATCTCGAAGTCGACCCAAGCATGATCTCAATGCTCGACGCGAAGGCCAAGGAGAGCCTCTACTTCGCGCAGCAAGAAGAGCGGGACAACAGCCCGATGATGATCTTGCCAAATATCGCAATGTACACGCGATAGGGCCGATGCCAGTAGAGGGCTTCCTTGACACGCGCGGAAAGAAGTGGCTGGCCGTTGGCCTGTGCGACCGATGCAAGCGCAAATTCCCGTTGGAGGAGTTGTGGAGCGACCGCAACAATCCGGCGCTGAAGGTGTGCCGAGACGACCTCGACGATTATGATCCGTATCGCTTGCCCGCACGAGCCGGTGAGCAGATTGCTTTGCGCTTCCCGCGTCCTGACGAGGCCCTGAGCTGATGCCGCTGTATCTCAACACACGCGGCAACCCGACGCTGGGCATCGGCATCTGCGGGCGCTGCAGCCGCAAGTTTCCGCTGCACATGCTGCATTCCGATTATAATTCACCGGGCCTGCGCGTCTGCGACGCCGACCGTGATCACCTCGACCCGTACCGCTTGCCCGCACGCCAGACGGAGAACATCACGCTCCCGTTCATGCGTACGGATACACCCATACCCACCAACCCCAGCGGCGTCATTGCTCAGAATGGGGACCAGTTCCTCATCACTGAAGACGGCAATGATTTCCTAATTTTCTTCGAGGATGACGAGCTGTGAGCGTTCCTACCAACTTAATTCCAACGCTAATTTCCGGCCTCCAAGAGTACACCGGTAGCAGCACGCTCGGCTACATGCCGTACATCCTCGACGGTCGGACGTATAAGGTTCAATTCGCGAATATCGCGGCCGTTGGCGCGGTTCCGTCCTCGCGCGTCATTGCTGCGGGCACAGGCCTTGCGGGCGGCGGCGATTTGTCGGCCAACCGCGTCATCTCGATCGCCAACGGCGGCGTCGGCTTCGACCAACTGGCCCTGAGCGGCGTCACGCAAGGCACGTACGGCTCGGGATCTGCCGTGCCGATCCTGACTGTCGACAGCAAGGGCCGCATCACGAGCGCCACAACGGCACCCCTCGACGTCACGGGCTTTGTGCCCAACACGCGTACAATCACGGCCGGTGACGGCCTCACTGGCGGCGGCGCTCTTACCAGTAACGTCACACTTGCGGCCAATTTCTCTGCGGCAACGCCATCTGCACTCGGCACTGCGTCGGCGGGCACGGCCATCACCGTATCGCGCGGGGACCACGTCCACCCAGCGGTGAACCTGTCCGACACAAGCCAAACCCAAGGCGCGCTCCCCTTGGGTCGCGGCGGCACTGGCGACGCCCTCTCTCCCGTTGCCGGTGCCGTCGTATACTCGACGGGCTCAAAGTTTGCGCTAACCAACCCCGGCATTGTGGGCCAAGTCCTCGTGTCCGCTGGCACGGACGAGCCCCAGTGGCAGACGATCCTCGGGACTGGCACGGTGACCTCGGTTTCCGTGAGCACCGCTAATGGCTTCGCGGGCTTTGTCGCAAACCCCGCCACGGTTCCCGATATCACGCTCTCGACGACCGTCACCGGCATGCTCAAGGGCGACGGAACTGGCATGTCTGCGGCCACCGCAGGCATCGATTACGTTGAGCCGGGCCCTTACACCACCAGCGGCCTCACGATGGCCTCTGCGCGGCTTCTGGGCCGCACTACGGCATCGGTCGGCGCGGCGCAGGAAATCAGTGTCGGTACGGGCCTGACGCTCTCTGGTGGCTCTCTCGTCAACGCCGCTCCCGATCAGACCGTCAGCCTGACGGCAGGCACTGCGATCTCGGTCTCAGGCACGTATCCGTCGTTCACTGTCACCAACACCGCGCCCGATCAGGTTGTGTCGCTGACAGGCGCAGGCACGACAACCGTAACCGGCACGTACCCTAGCTTCACAATCACATCGAACGACAGCACGTCAGGCACCGTGACCAGCGTCAACGCCAGCGGCGGTACGACGGGCATGTCGTTTACCGGCGGCCCAGTCACGTCGGCAGGCACACTGACCCTCAACGGCACACTCGCTGTGGCCAATGGCGGTACTGGCGCGACCGACGCAGCCGCTGCGCTAACGAACCTTGGTGCGTATCCTGCGAGCAACCCTGCCGGATACACGTCGAACGTAGGTACGGTGACGTCAGTCTCAGGCACCGGCACCGTCAGCGGCCTGAGCTTGAGCGGCACAGTGACGTCCGCAGGCTCGCTGACACTCGGCGGGACGCTTGCCGTCCTTCCGTCCAACTTCGCGTCGCAGACGGCCAACACGGTCCTCGCGGCACCGAATGGCTCGGCTGGCGTGCCGACGTTCCGCGCTATCGTTGCGGCGGACATACCGACGCTCAACCAGAATACGACCGGAACGGCCTCAAATGTCACCGGTATCGTTGCTGTGGCCAATGGTGGCACCGGCGCGAGCGTTGCGGGCACGGCGCGCACGAACCTCGGCGCGGCGGCCTCTGGTGCCAACACCGACATCACGTCGATTGCGCTCACCACAGGCACGATCAGCACGTCGCCAGTCAACGGCACCGACATCGTCAACAAGGCGTATGCCGACAGCATCGCGTCGGGCATCAACTTCCACCAGTCCGTGCGCTTGGCGACGGCTGCGGCTCTGCCTGCGAACACGTACAACAACGGCACCAGCGGCGTCGGCGCGACGCTCACGGCCAACGCCAACGGCGCGCTTTCGGTCGATGGCGTAGCTGCGGTGGTGGGCAACCGCATTTTGGTCAAGAACGAGGCGGCGCAGGCGAACAACGGCGTCTACACCGTAACGCAGACCGGCAGCGGCGCTGCACCGTATATCCTGACCCGCGCAACGGACTTCGACAGCTCAGGCTCAGGCGTTGACCAGATCGACGCGGGCGACTTCTTCCTTGTCACTGCGGGATCGACGCAGGCCAACACGTCGTGGGTGCAGCAGACGCCACTGCCGATCACCGTCGGCACGACGGCGATTGTCTTCTCGCAGTTCGCCGCGCCGGTTCTGTACTCGGCGGGCACCGGCCTGACGCTGACGGGCACGACCTTCAGCATCACGGACACAGGCGTAGCCGCATCGACTTACGGCAGCGCGTCGTCCGTGCCTGTCATCGCAGTCAACGCGCAAGGCCAGCTCACGTCCGCGTCGTCGTCTGCAATCGCTATTGCTGCATCGCAGATCACGTCTGGCGCACTCGCCATCGCCAATGGCGGTACAGGCGCGACGAGCGCGGCAACGGCTCTGACGAACCTCGGAGCGTACCCCGCGAGCAACCCGTCTGGCTTCACGTCGAACACAGGCACCGTCACCAGCGTCAACCTGACGGCGGGCACCGGCGTCAGCGTCTCTGGCGGCCCGATCACGGCATCCGGCTCCATCACCGTCACCAACACGGCCCCAGATCAGGTTGTGTCGCTGACAGGGTCTGGCGCTACGACCGTGACAGGCACGTACCCGAACTTCACTATCTCCTCGCCCCCGAGTGGCGCAGGCACCGTAACGAGCATCGACGTTAGCGGTGGCACCACCGGCCTGACCACGTCCGGCGGTCCGGTCACCAGCAGCGGGACGATCACGCTTGCGGGCACGCTGAACGTCGCCAACGGCGGCACAGGCGCAACGACCTTGTCGTCGGGCTACGTCCTCAAGGGTAACGGCACGTCGGCTGTCTCTGCGTCGGTTATCTACGACAACGGCACGAATGTCGGGGTGGGAACGACTTCAGTCAGCGACAGGCTGACGGTTCAGGGTAGCGGAAACTTTCGCGTATCCAGTGGCAATGTTGGTGTCGCCCTGAGCGGCAGTGGGTGGTCTTATTCAAACTATTTCAACGCTGCCGATAACTCACTTCGTTGGTATTCAAGCACCGGAGGGGACCGCATGGTCCTCGACAGCAGCGGCGTCTTACTGATAAACCGTACCGGCACTTCTGGTTACGGTAAGCTGAACGTAGAGGGCGGCGCGGACTTCACTGGCGGCAACGTCATTATGTGCCGTGACAGCGGCAACGTATCCATCGGCACGGCTTCAGCAAGCGCAGTGTTGGACGTTAAGAGCCAGATAAACGTCACCAGCCCCTCGAATATCTCGATGAACGCGGTGCGCGCCAGTAACTTTGGATACTCAACAGGCTACAGCGCCCTTATAGTTGGCTCGACAAGTGGCAACAACACACCGTGCATCAACGTCGATCCTATAGCGAACCCAAGCGGCTCGTTCTCCGGCTTAGGCAATGAGGTCATGTTCCGCAACGGGGTGGGTTTCATCACACCGAACAGCGCGAACAACGGCTATAACTTCCCGTTTAGCATGTTGGACGGGTACGTATATAATACTACCTCGATACGCTCGGCAATTTTCTACGACACCGATAACACTGCGTATTATGCAGACCCAGCGGGCACTTCTAACTTCAACCAGATTAACCTCGGAGACAGCACCAAGTTCATCCGTGGTGGTGGTTCAGGGCAAACAATCCTCGGCGTCGGCAGCGTCAATGACGCGTACCTACAGGTCGGCGGTAGCTACTACTCTATTTGGAACGCGGGCAACTTTAACCCAGCCAGTTACCTTCCGCTCACTGGCGGGACGCTTACTGGCACTCTGACTATCCAGAACAGCAATGACGTGCAGCTATACCTGAACGGTAACGGCACTTCGTGGGCGGGCATTTCTTGGGCGGATGTCGCGGGTAGCGACTTTATTTGGTACAACGGCGCAAACTCCACATTCTGCATTGGCGGCGGTGGGTCGAACGTCGCTAACAAAAAACTCCACATCAACGGCGGGACAACCATCGGAAGCAATCTTGCCGCGACAGCGGTAGCGACCAACGGGCTGCTGATTGAAGGTGCGCTAAACGCGGGTAACGGCAACCTCACACCCGCAGGAACAACCTTTAGCAACGTCCTTACTGGTCGCGGCACAAATCGTGTCGTGGCCTTCGACGGCAATGGCACCGTGCCGTCTGTCTGGTGGACCAACGGCGGCACTGCCATCGGCGCTATCGATGCCATTTCTGGCGGCGGTCTTGCTCACTGGGCGAACAACGGCAGTAGCTGGCAACAGCAGATGGCGGTTAACTATGGCAACGTCACCATAAATACCGATATCCGCTCGCCGATATACTACGACAGCAACAACACTACGTATTATGTCGATCCCGCATCTGGTTCAAATCTAGTAGGGCAAGTCCAGATTAACGGCGGGACTACAATGTCTGGCGGTTGGAACAGGGCGCTATACCTTGCATCCCAATTCCCTGTCATTGTGATGAACTCAGGAAGCGTCAAATACTCCGCTATCGGCGTTGATTACACCGAAGCTCAGAGCGGCATGGTGTTTTGGGTTAACGGCAACAGCGCCGACATAACCAACGGCTCTGCGACAATAGCGTTGCGGATAAACACTGGAAACTTCGTCGTAGCCAACGACGTCCGTGCGACTATCTTCTACGACAGCAACAACACCGCGTACTACGGTGACTTTGCTGGCACTTCTTCTTTAAGTTCGCTTCTTGTTGGTGATAGCGGAAGCACGTTGGCTTACAACGCTGCTGCCACTGGAAAGCTATATTTTGGCTCCACGGGCGGCGACGCCTCGACAAACTACCACATCACCACCAATATGGAAAATTTTGGCGGCAACTACAGTAAGTTGGATTTTAAGTGGTATACAGGCCAGCGTTTTTATGCTCACAATGGCTATGGAGGCTTCCGTTTTAAGGAAATTACCACTGGTAATACGCTGTTCTCAGTAGGCGAAGGCGACCTTAATGTACGCGTCGAGCAGATTTTGTATGCTGGGAATAGTGTCCGTTCGCCGCTTTTCTACGACTTAGATAACACTGGCTATTATATCGACCCCGCTGGCACCAGTATCACTAAGCAGATAAATGTCGGTATAGGATTGAACGTATACGACGAAGCGGCAGTATCGCCAGACCCTTACGGCCTTTTGGGTATCACTCGCCGCACTGATGCAAACTATTCATACCTTGGTTTCACCCGCGCTGGTCAACACGCGATGGGCATGGGCATCGACACCGGAAACACGTTCTGGATTGGTGGATGTTCGTCTGGTTTTAACGGCGTCCGCACCAGTTCTTGGCTGTTGATGCACACAAGTGGATACGTGACTGCTCCGGTCGATATGCGTTCGCCCTTGTTTTACGACAGCAACAACACCGCCTATTATATCGACCCTAACGCTGGCTCAAATGTTCTTGGTGATTTTAGGGTTAACCAAAATGGCGCAGCAGGTATTCAATTACTCAGCACCACTGGCACCCAAAGCCTCTGGATTAGGACCGGTTATGACGGCGCGCCCACGCCTAGTGTCAGCGCCACCAACGTGCAGTTCCAGTCGAGCGGTAGTTCTGCTGGCACATATACCTTTTGGAGTGGCAACACGCTGTCTCTGACAATCGCGGGGGATTACGCGCAAGGTGGTGGCTCACTGCGCGCACCTATCTTCTACGACAGCAACAACACGGGTTATTACTTCGACGGGGCCAGCACTTCTAACTGGAACACCTCCAGCCAACAAGGCTTCCATACTTTCGGTAATTACGGTCTTGGTATCGTCGGTACCTACTCATCAACGCGATACCAGCTTGTTTGGGCTTTAGGTGATGCGTACAAAGGCAACGCAGATGGAACTAGTTTAGCCAGCGCCTACGGCCTATGGTTTTCGTACCCCAGTGCTGGCGGTCCCGCTGCAAACCTGTCTACACACGGTTTAATGCTCATCCAGAACGGCGTGTTTCAAGCATCGCTTGACCCAAGTATGCGCGCCATCGGCGATATGCGTGCGCCTATCTTTTACGATTATAACAACACTGCATTCTTCGTTGACCCAAACAGCACTTCGGTCCTTAGCACTGTCCGCGCTGCTGGCATTCAACATTCATCTGGCAACAGTGCCATTATTTTGGATAGCGGCGTATGGACGCAGTTTTGCGACGTTAACGGGGTTGTAAAATTGTGGCTTGGCGGGACTTCCGACCCCAACAACTACTACAACGCGGGCATCCACTACTTCCGCAACACCTCTAGCTCCATCACCATGACGATTGATAGCTCTGGAAATGTTGTAGCTACAGCAAACGTCACGGCCTATTCAGATGCTCGCCTCAAGAAAGACGTTGAGACCATTGGTGACGCGCTTGGTCTCGTCGGTAAGATGCGCGGCGTGCGGTATACCCGCATCGACACTGAGAAACGTAACGTCGGTGTCATCGCGCAGGAGATGTTGGAAGTTATACCTGAAGTGGTTCATCAAGGCACGGGTGCCGACGACACGCTCTCTGTTGCCTATGGTAACCTTGTTGGTGTATTAATAGAAGCAATCAAGGAACTCGAAGCCCGCGTGGCCGAATTGGAAGGAAAGTAAATATGGCACTTACGTACACTTGGGCGGTAACGTCCCTGAAGAAGACCACGGATGTCGCTCTCGACATCGACAACGTCGTCGTGCAGACCACATGGACCTGCACCGGCACGGACGAAGACGGCGACAGCGGCACGTTCAACGGCGCTACGCCGTTCTCGCTCACGACCGTAGACCCGGCTACGTTCATTCCCTATGAAGACTTGACAGAAGCCGATGTCCTTGGTTGGATAGAAGCCGTTGTTGTCGGTTCTTACAAGGAGCACGTCGATGCGCAAATCAACAAGCAGATTGCGCTAATCAAAGACCCAGTAGTGGACGTCCCTAATGGCGATTTCCCGTGGGATGAACCAACCCCGACACCAACACCACCCACCACTGAAGGAGAGACAGCATGAATAAAGAACTAGACCACCTCGACGTAGACAATCAGGCTCAGGCCGCACCACAGGAGCCAACCGTACAGTTGGACCTATTGGTCAACGACGTGAACCTCGTCCTCGCCGCATTGCAGGAGCTGCCGCACAAGGTATCTGACCCGCTGCTGCGCAAGATCATGGGCCAAGCAAACGCCCAGCTCGCCCCAACCGGCGCGTAACATGATCGAGGAACTCATCAGCCGCGTGTTCTACGCACGCAACGTGGCGCACTTTGAGCACTGGCGCGCCAAGGGTGATGGTAGTTTCGCAAAGCACAAGACATTGGGCCGCTTCTACGACGACGTCATCGACGCAATCGACCGTCTCGTAGAAGCCTACCAAGGCGCGTTCAGCCTCATCGGGAACATACCAGCCCCGAAGGTGACTGAGCGTGACGTGCTGAAGCTCCTAGAGGCTGATGCGGACTGGATCGAAGAGAACCACGAGGACATCTGCGAGGGCAACCGCGCAGTGGCCAACTTGGTCGATGGCGTCACGGAAGTGTACCTGACCGCCGTATATAAGCTGCGGAACCTGAAATAGTGGACACCGCAACCCTCTTCACCGTCCTTGGTTTTGTTATCACCGCCCTCACTTTCGTGGGGGCGTTGATAACTGTTTGGGTGAACCTCACCAATAAGCTGACGCTGCTCGAGGCGCGTCTCGGCTTTGGCGATGAGAAGTTCAACACCATTGACGAGAGGTTCAAGGAGGTGATGATCCACCTTCGTCGGATTGAGGATAAATTGGATAACAAGGCGGATCGGTGATGATTAAAAGGTATTGGGTTCTTGTCTCTCTTGGCTGGTGTAGCATGGTGCTCGCACAGACCGCGCCTGTGTCGGTTGCTCCGACGGAGTATGTCTACACCACGACGACAACCAGCACGTCGGACAACACCAACACGTCCACCAACACGAACAACAACAATTCCACCAGCACGTCAACGAACACGAATAACAACAACAGCACGTCTGCCAGCACGTCGGTGAACACCAACACAAACTTCAACACCAACGATAGCACCAGCACGTCGGTCAACACGAACAACAACGTGAATGCCAGCACGAGCACGTCGCTGAACACGAACAACAATAACAACGTCAGTTCGTCGACCAACACCAACATAAACCAAAACACTGGGACGATGACGAACATCAACCAGAACACGAACATCAATTCTGGCACGATGACGAACATCAACCAGAACACCAACGCCAGCACATCCGAGGCGACAAACCGCAATTTCAATACGGATGTCAGCAACAGCACCGTCAACCAGACGGTCAACAGCACCGTAAACACCAACAACACGAACAACGACACCAGCACGATCAACCAGACGACAAGCAGCGATAACCGCAACGTCAACCAGAACAACAACGTCAACGTGTCCGACAGCAAGAGCTACAGCGAGAGCGTCAATCGTCAGGTTATCGACCAGAACATCAAGTCGCCACCGCCCAGCGCCATCGCGCCGTCCATGATGTCCTACAGCCAAGACCTCTGCACCACCGGCCAGTCTGGCGCAGTGCAGACGCAGATAATCGGCCTGTCGGCAGGCCGCACCGTTCGCGATCAGAACTGCGAGCGGATGAAGCTGTCGAAGACCCTGTACGACATGGGCATGCGCGTCGCCGCCGTGAGCCTCCTGTGCCAAGACCCCCGCGTATTCGGCGCGATGGAAATGGCCGGTACGCCCTGCCCGTTCATGGGTTTAATCGGCGACGAAGCCCGCGCCGCGTGGACCGAGAACGTCGAGCTTCGCCCTGCCGAGAAATAAGACATACGCTTTGCAGGCGGCCCTCCTGCTGACTTGCGCAACGCCTCTGCGTGCGCAGACCTATGAGCCTGCCTTAATCCCCCCGCAAATCAACGGCGCGCCTACCACAATGACGCCCCTCAATCTGGGTGACGATGGCACGCGGAACGTCAGCCTTGGCTTTGAATTTGAGTATTGGGGCCAGACGTTCACCGACGCGTGGGTTTCGAGCAATGGCTTTGTGTCGTTCCAGAGCGGCGCGCATCTGTGCTGCAACGGCCAGCCCATCGAAATGGCGCAGCGCAACACCATTTACGCCTACTGGTCTGACCTGATTAGCTACACCGGCAATCCATATTACCGCCGCGACGACGGCTCAATCCTCTTCGGCTGGTACGGCGTGAACGAGTTCGGCACGAACAACAGTAGCACCTTCGAGATCGGCCTGTTTGCCGACGGCAAGATACAACTGAATTTCGGCAACCTTGGCTTTTCCGGTTACCGTGATTTTACCGCAGGCATCACTGGCCCAACTGCGGACGACAACATACCGCTTTTCTACGGTCGCAACGCGCAGTTCCTACAGAACCAGTCTGGCCTCCTGTCGTGGATCGCGCCTGTCCCAGAGGTCGTTGCTGTTGATTGCAACGTGACGCCAATGGACCCAAGTTGCCCGCCAGCCGCCGTCAACGTCGGCGCACCTGATCCGACTGAGAGCGCGCTTGAAGCCGCTGTCGCCTCCGTTGAACAGGCGGCAATGGAAGAAACGCAGCAAGAAGTTCCGATTGAAGACGTCGCTGACATCGAACAGGTGCTTGAAACCGCGCAAGAGGCGTTGGAGACAGCAGAAGCATCGCTTGAAGCCGAAACGGACGAGCCTGTCGCGGACGAGGAGCCTGCCGAGGAGGACGCCCTTGAGGAATTGATTTCGGATCGGGATTTAGACGATACCAGTTCCAATGCAGAGCGACTGTCGCCGGACGAATTGGCGGCGCTGGCAGCGCAAGGCCAAGAGGACGCTACCGCTGACGAAACGGAAGCACTGGCATCACTGGAACTGGAGGGCCCAGAGAACGCCGTAGGGGGCCAAGACGCATCGTCTGGCGCATTTGAGCAAGAAGCATCCAATCAGCTTGCTACGGCGCTGGAAGAAAGCGGGCAGCAATCCGCATTCTTTGAAGAGGCGGCAGAAGCCAGCCAAACATCGGCGTTTGAAAGCGGGTCGCAATCGTCGCAAAGTTTCGGCAGTTTTCAAATGCGCGTTGATTTCGGGCCAAGCACTTCGGCTGGCGGCGGGGTTGGTTCTGGCGTCGGTTCATCACCACTGGACGCTGCTGTCTCGGCAAGCAGCCCTATGTCGATGTCCACCACATTCGAGATACTGAACAATGTCGGCGGTCAAAGCAGCGCAGCGCCCGTTACAGCAACCGCGTCATCTGAGAAATCAGAAAGCGAAATGGCAGAAGGTCAGAGCGAAACAATTTCGGAGATGGGTGCCGTGCCGGGCTTCGCTGCGTACACACAGGCCTCGTTACAAGATAGGGCTGACTTTTACGCAATACGTGATATATACCGCAGACGTGTGCTGCGAGACGCAAACTTTGAATTGTATCGCATGATGCAGACAAACGATGCCCGTTGGCAGGAGATGGTAGATGAGCAGTACAGATGAGGAGCCAAAGGTCTCGTTCGACGAGAGCGGCTTCAGTTTTAACATTGGCGGCTTAAGCAGCGGCAAAATAGCCATTATCTTTGCTGCCTTTTCAACAGTTATCGGCGGGCTGTGGGCTGGCTTCCAAGTGTACCAGCAATTCCTGACCATGCAGGAAGTCACAGCGGCATATGTGCCGCCCGACCTGTCTGGCATCGAGGGCCGCATTTCGGTGTTGGATGAGCGCGTCACGAGCGTCGAGCGTCTGACCAAGATTAACAGCGAAGCCCTGAATTACATGACCGGCTCGATCTCCAGCAGCGTCAGCGGTACACGCCAGACGGTCGATGCGGTGTCGAGCAGCGTTCGGAACAGTGACGCGCAGAACATGGCGATGCAGCGCGCTATCATAGACCAACTGCGCGAGCAGGATAAGGACCAACAGCGTCGGATCAAGGAACTTGAGACCGAGACCGCTGCACGTATTCAAAAGACGCTGGCGAACCCGCTGGCCGGAAAGGAATGAACATGGAAGATAAACTAATGGACGCCCGCATCAAGGCGCTTCTGATGGCTGCGCGCACGATGGCGTTTGTCATCTGCACGATCACCGTCGCCATGATCGCGGGGTTGTTCGTGAGCAACGAAGTCATAGATAATAAGGATGTCTTCGGCTTGCTGTCCTACGTCATGACTTCGGTCGTCGGCGCTGTCGCTGGCTCCTACGCCACGCTCATGGGCATGAAGGGCGAACTGGTCCCACCACCGCCGGAAGACCGTGATGACCCAGAACCAGAGCCTGTGGCCCCCGTAGCGCCACAACCAGACCCTTTGCCGCTTACACCTGACATGGCCGCGCCGAAGGCGTATGACGACCCGCAGGCCACTGTCTTCATCGACACACCTGAAGATGACGACGATGACGATATGGAGCCGTGGGAGAAGTACCGCAACGATATGCGGTATGACGCGAATGGCGACGGTGTGGTCGACGCAGACGATTTCCCTGATTGGCGGAGTGCTGGCAAATGAGCATGATTGAACTTCAGAAGAAGATTGGCGTAACGGCTGACGGGGCTTTTGGCCCCGGCACGCTGAAGGCCGCTGCGGCCTATTACAAGCTGTCGCCCAACCGCGCTGCCCACTTTTTCGCTCAGTGCGCGCATGAAAGCGGCAACTTCAAGGCGTTCAGTGAGAACCTGAACTACGGCGCGAAGGGTCTGCGCGGCATTTTTGGGAAGTACTTTCAGACAGACGCAATAGCCAAGGCTTATGAACGCCAGCCGCAACGCATTGCTAACCGCGCCTACGCCAACCGCATGGGTAACGGCGACGAAGCGTCGGGCGAAGGGTTCGCATACAAGGGTCGAGGCCCCCTCCAACTCACCGGGAAGAACAATTACCGCGCATTTGGCCGGTACATTGGTCGCGAACAGGAGATTTTGGACAATCCAGACCTTGTGGCTACTGAACTGGGCTTTGAAAGCGCCCTGTGGTTCTTCGACGCAAACAAGCTGTGGGGCATCTGCGATCAGGGCATCAATGACGCCTCGATCCTAGCACTGAGTTCCAGAATTAACGGCAGCAAAAATCCGCATGGGTTGGCTGACCGCAAACTGAAAACCAAGAAATATGCTTCTTGGTTGTAAGGAGAACGACTATGCTTAATTTGAAGAAACTCATCCAGAAGGAAGCCGAGAAGGCCATCCTCAAGAAGGCTGTAGGCAAGATCCTGCCAATGGACGCGGAAGCAAAGCCTGCCCTCGGCTGGAAAGCCAAGCTCGCGGGCGGGTTAGCGGTCGTTGCGACGATCGCCGGTCTGCTTTCACAGTACCTTGCTGGGTAATCAACAAATTCGCCGCGACTGGCGCGGCGAAGGCTGTTATTCTAACTTAAATCTGTTATAGGGGCGTATTATGGCCACTGCGATGACGTTTACATCTCTAAAGCAGGACGTGCAGCGCTACCTTGAGCGTGGGGATACGCTTGCCTCCGACCCAATCGTCTTCGAGCAGATCCCGCGCCTTATCAACCTCGCCGAGCGTCGCATCGCCCGCGAGCTGAAGATCCAAGGCTTCATCAACGTCGTCACTGCGCAACTATCTGCGGGCAATCCCGTAGTGGATAAGCCCGACAGGTGGCGCGACACCGTGTCGATGTTTATCGGCACCGGCGCAGACAACAACAGCCGCACGGCGCTGTTCACGCGCAGCTACGATTATTTGCGCAGCTATTGGCCCGACGCCACCGAAACCGCGCAACCGATATTCTACAGCGACTATGACTATAATCACTGGCTCGTCGCGCCGACACCCGACGTAGATTACCCAATCGAGATCCTGTACTACCAACTGCCGCCGCTCCTCGACGAGGAGGCGCAGACAAACTGGCTCACCGAAAACGCACCCGAAATCCTTCTGTATGCCACCCTCCTAGAGGCGACGCCATTCCTGAAGAACGACGAGCGCATCCCTGTATGGCAAAATATGTACGACCGTGCGGCTGGCATGTTGAATGGCGAAGACCTCGCCAAGATACTCGACCGCAGCGCCACTCGTAAGGAGGCTTAAAGATGTCTGGCAGTTTCACTCAAGTCTTCGGCGGCACGACGATATACCCCGCAGACGTTTCCTACCTCTCGCTGGCGCTCACCGACGACATCGCGCTTAACTGGCCAGTTGGCGCAGGCGAGGGCGACAGCGTCGTCGCGCGCATCATCGACATCACACCGACAGGGCCGTTCACCGTCACGCTTCCTGACGCGACTGCCGTCAGCGTCGGCCAGACAATCCTGTTCAACAACCTCGGCCCCGATACCATCACCATCGACAACGCCGCAGGCAACGCAATTCTGAGCATTGGCGCAGGCGAGCAGTGGCAGGCGTACCTCATCAACAACACCACCGTCGGCGGTATTTGGCGCACATTCCGCTACGGCGCTGCCGTGGCGCAGGCACAAGCTGCGGCCCTCGCCGGTGCCGGTCTGATCGCAGACGGCTCGGAACTCGCACAGAATTACGAAGTCGTTGACTTCTCCATCACGCCCTACAGCCTCACGGCCCCTGACCGCGCTAAGGTCTTTGTCTGGAACGGCGGCCTCGGCACGTTGAACTTGCCTACGGCCGTCGGCGCTGGCGACGGCTGGTTCGTGCAGGTCCGCAACGGCGGCCAAGGCGACTTGACCATCGACCCGTCCGGCACGGAGCTTATCAACGCGTCGTCCACACTCCGCCTGCAGCCGGGCGACAGCGCCGTGGTCGTCAGCGACGGCGTCCAGTGGTACACCATCGGCCTCGGACAGCAGGCCGTCTTCGCCTTTGACTACACGACCATCGCCGTCACCGGCGGCACGTACACGCTCTCTGGATCTGAGCTGAACCGCATCGCGTACAAGTTCAACGGCACGCTGACGTCCAACGCCAACATCGTCGTGCCCGCAACGGTCCAACAGTATTGGGTAAACAACGCCACGACCGGCGCGTTCACGCTCGGCATCAAGACCGCCAGCGGCGCAGCCACACTGGTTACTCAGGGCGAGACCGCGATCCTGTACTGCGACGGTACGGACATCATCTCGGCAACTACATCCGCGCCCTTCGCGGGCATCTTACCTGTATTGCAGGGCGGCACCGGCGCAAACAACCCAACCTCGGCGCGCACCAACTTGGGCGCGACGGGCATCGGCGCTGCGCTCTTCACTGCGGCGACTGCCGCGAGTGCGCGCTCAACCATCTCGGCGGCAGCCGCAGGCGCGAACTCCGACATCACGTCAATCACGGGCCTCACGACGGCATTGACCGTCGCGCAGGGCGGCACCGGCTCCACGACCGCTGGCGGCGCACGCACGAACCTCGGCGCTGCGGCAAGCGGCTCGAACGCAGACATCACTGCGCTCACCAACGCGGCAGGCATCCAGATCGGCGCGCCTACGGCTGGCGCGCAGGGCGCGGGCACCATCAATGCCACGGGCCTCTTCATCAACGGCGTGGGCGTCGGCACGGGCTCAGGCTCGGTTACCAGCGTCGCGCTGACAGTACCGTCCTTCCTGTCCGTAACAGGCTCGCCGATCACGACGTCCGGCACGCTTGCCGTGTCGCTGTCGGGCACTGCTCTGCCTGTCGCCAACGGCGGAACGGGTCAAACTACATACACCGACGGGCAGTTGCTCATCGGTAACAGCACAGGCAACACGCTCACGAAGGCGACCCTGACGGCTGGCTCGGGCATCAGCATCACGAACAGCGCGGGCGGCATCACCATCACGTCCACCGCCGGTGCTGGTACTGTAACGTCGGTGGCCGCATCGGGCGGCACAACCGGCCTATCCTTCACCGGCTCGCCGGTCACAACCTCGGGCACGCTGACACTCGGCGGAACGCTCGCGATAGCGTCTGGGGGCACTGGCGCGACCAGTGCCTCCGGCGCACGCCTCACGCTCGGCGCGGCAGCCGCAGGTGCGAACTCCGACATCACCTCTCTCACGGGCTTGACCACCGCGCTCACTGTCGCACAGGGCGGCACCGGTGTTGCGACCACGCCCACAAACGGGCAGCTTCTGATCGGCAACGGCACAGGCTACAACCTCTCGACCCTCAGTGCCGGTTCCGGTATCGTTGTCACGAACAGCGCGGGCGGTATCACCATATCGTCCACAGCTGGCGGCGGCTCCGTAACGTCAGTAGACGTCAGCGGCGGTACGACAGGCCTGACCACTTCCGGCGGACCTGTCACCGGCGCGGGCACCATCACCCTCGCGGGCACACTCGCCATCGCCAACGGCGGTACAGGGTCCACTACTGCGTCTGGTGCACGCTCTGCACTCGACGTCCCCTCGAGCACTGGATCTGGCGCAAGTGGGACGTGGGGCATCAACGTCACAGGAAACGCGGGCACCGCCACGAATGGCGTCGTCACAACGGGCTCGTACGCAGATCCGGCTTGGATAACATCACTCGCGGGCTCAAAGATCACGGGTAACATAGGCGGCAGCGCCGCCAACGTCACCGGCACGGTCGCCATCGCCAACGGCGGTACTGGCGCGACTACGGCAGCCCTCGCACGCACCGCACTCGATGTGCCGACGCGCACCGGCGGCGACGCCAGCGGGACGTGGGCGATTAACGTCAGCGGTAACGCAGCGACGGCGACGAACGGCGTCGTGACGACTGGCTCCTACTCCAACCCGACGTGGATCACGGCACTCGCTGGCACGAAGATAACTGGCGACATTAGCGGCAACGCAGCCAACGTCACTGGCACTGTGGCCGTCACCAACGGCGGCACCGGCCAGACGACGTACACCAACGGGCAGCTGCTCATCGGGAACAGCACTGGCAATACACTCGCGAAGGCGACGCTTACTGCCGGTTCTGGCATCAGCATCTCCAACGGCGCTGGTTCGATCACTATCTCTGCCACAGGCAGCGCGGGTACTGTCACCAGTGTCAGCGGCTCCGGCGGCACGACTGGAATGACCCTGACCGGCGGTCCTATCACAACGTCCGGCACGCTTACTCTTGGCGGCACGCTTGCGATCGGCAACGGCGGCACCGGCGGAACCACACAAGCCACTGCGCAGTCTGCACTCGGTGTGCCATCCACAACAGGCTCGGGCGCAAGCGGCACGTGGGGCATTAGCATCAGCGGCACCGCCGCGAGCGTGCCCAACGGCGTCGTGACGACGGCCAGCTATTCTGATCCGTCTTTCATCGCGTCGCTGGCGGCCTCTAAGCTTACCGGCACCGTCGCCGTCGTCAACGGCGGCACAGGCTCCAGCACCGCAAGCGGTGCGCAAACCGCGCTTGATGTCCCATCGCGTGGAGGTTCGGGCGCAAGCGGCACTTGGGGCATCAACATCAGCGGCAACGCGGCGACGGCCACATCGGCGACCAGCGCAACGTCAGCCACGAGCGCGACGTCAGCCACGACTGCCACAACGGCGACCACAGCCAACGCGCTGAACACAAGCAACAACTATCAGGTCAACAGCCTCGGCGTCGGCACCGCTGGTTCAGGCACTGCGGGCGAGATCCGTGCGACCAACAACGTCACGGCGTTCTACTCGTCCGATGCGCGCCTGAAAGAGAACGTGCGTCCAATCGAGAACGCCCTCACCATCGTGACTACAGTTGGCGGCAAGACCTTCGACTGGACCGATGCCTACATCGCAGAGCATGGCGGCGAGGACGACTACTTCGTCCGCAAGAGCGACTTCGGCGTCATCGCGCAGGACGTGGAGGCAATGTTCCCATTGGCCGTTCGCACCCGCGACGATGGCACACTGGCTGTTGATTACGAGAAACTGGTCGCCGTGGCATTCGCGGCCATCAAAGAGTTAAAGGCAGAACTGGACGAGCTACGGGGAGCTAAATAATGACGCTCAACTCTTCAGGCCCAATCAGCTTGGGTGGCAGCACTGCGGGGCAGTCCATCAACCTTGAGTTGGGTAAATCCGCTACCGCCACGGTTTCGCTGAACGACACCGATGTCCGCACACTGGCGGGCGTCGCGTCTGGCGCTATCATCGTGCCGACCAACTTCTACGGTAAGAGCAGTGTGGTCGTGGACTTTAACGACCACTCGGTAAACGCCAGTGCTGGGGGTTATTCTGAAGCAGGATATGCTATTTTTGGTGCCGGTGCTGCCAACGGGCAGGTATACGAACAGTATAACGGCGGCTCTTACATGTACGTACAGCAGTGGTGCACGCCCACCAGCCAAGGTGGAAACTACGAAGTTTACGCTACTTACACCGGTAACCCTCCTGTTGGCACGATTGGCAGTTGGGTAGCGACATCCGGCAACCCCGCTTGGTTCGTAGATATTTCTGGATCAGGAAACTCCGTGTATGCCCAACTAACATTCCAAGTTCGCCGCACCGGCACTGCCACGGTGCTTGATACGTGGACTGTAGACCTTAGCGCGGACGCCCTGTAATGGCTGAACAGATCGTACAGATAATGTCCAAGCCCGGCATCAAGCGGGATGGGACGAAGTTCGAGGGCGACCAGTACGTTGACGGGCAGTGGGTCCGTTTCCAGCGCGGCCTGCCGCGTAAAATTGGTGGCTACCGCTCGATCAACAAGTTCCTGCGCGGCCTGCCGCGCACGCTCGCAGAATATACGCAGGATCTGTTGACCTACGTCCACGCCGGATCGGCCAACCGCCTTGAACGCTTCTTCATCGACGGCACGTACAACACGAGCGTCATTACCGACCGCACACCGGCGTCGGGCTTCACCCCAGACGCAGGGAACCTTTGGCAGTTCGCCACGGCGTACGACACGACGAACGGCAACCAGATCGTCGCGCAAGTCGCGCCGAACCTGAACTGCATATGCAACAGCGACGGCGGCGCGCTCTTCGTTGGCGACCTCCTCGGTACGTCTGCCCTGACGCAAGTCACCACGGTGCCCGCAAACTTCAACGTCACTGGCGGCGTCGTCACGCTGCCGCCGTACACGTTTGCCTTCGGCAACGACGGCTACGCGGCGTGGTCCGTGCCGAACGACCCCGCAGACTTTACCAGCTCTGGCGCAGGCAATGCGTACATCACCGGCCAGAAGGTCGTCAAAGGCATGCCGCTGCGCGGCGGACCGGGCAACAGCCCGTCGGGCCTCTTCTGGTCAGCCGACAGCCTCATTCGCGGCACCTATGTCGGCGGCACGGCGGTGTTCCAGTTCGACACAATCAGCACACAGTCCTCGATCCTGTCGGCCGCGTCCGTCATCGAGTACGACGGCATTTTCTACTGGATTGGCACCGATCGCTTCCTGACGTTCAACGGCGTCGTGCGCGAAGTCGAAAACAACATGAACATCAACTTCTTCTTCGACAACCTAAACTACGCGCAGCGCCAGAAGGTGTTCGCGTATAAGGTTCCGCGCTTCGGCGAGATCTGGTGGTGCTTCCCGTTCGGCGACAGCATCGAGCCGAACCACGCCGTCATCTACAACGTGCGCGAGAATACGTGGTACGACACCGAGCTGCCCAATGGCGGACGCGGTGCGGGCCTCTTCCCCGCCGTCTTCCGCAAGCCGCTCCTGTCTGGCGTTGAGCCGCAGGAGGCTGCGGCCTTTGGGGCTGGAGTATTTGCGGGCGGCACCGGCTACACTGTCGGCGACACGCTCACCCTCGTTGGGGGTCTGGGCCAAATTAGCACGGAGTTGACGGTCTCAACTGTCGGCGGCAGCGGGGCCATCACCGGCGTTACCATCACCAACGCGGGCCAGTACACGGAGATCCCAGTCAACCCTGTCAGCGTGACTGGCGGCTCTGGTAGCGCGGCCACGTTCGACATGACGTTCGACAATCCGTACAAGTTCTGGGTTCACGAGGTCGGCACCGACGAGATTGACGGCCTGACGCTCAACCCCATACAGTCCTTCTTCGAGACTGCCGACTTGTCCCTGCCTGCCACGTCGCAGATTAACAAGTCGCTGCAGGTACTAATGCTTGAGCCAGACTTCGTGCAGAGCGGCGACATGACGGTGCAGGTTATGGGCCGCGCCAACGCTCGTGCGCCTGAAGTCAACGGCATAATCATGACATTCGTTGAGAACCCGCAGACGCCGCAGGAGCAGGTCGTCTTCCTGAAGACACAGCGCCGCGAGCTGCGCTTCCGCTTCGAGAGCAACACTCTCGGCGGCGACTATCAGATGGGCCTTGTGCTTGCACACGTCCAGTCCGGCGACGGGACGACACTGGGATGATCGACCCTCGCGGCATGACTTGGCAAGACTGGGCCTCCTCGGTCGTATTGTCCGTCAACGACGCGTGGTCGTTCGGGTCACCGCCCGAAGAGGCCGCGTGGCAAGGCTGGGCTATAGGGCTGTTGCGTGCCTCGCCATTTACGCAGCAAATTATTCCCGATCCATATCAGTTCTCGGATTGGCGTGAGTGGGGAATGCGTGTATATCCGATGCTCGAAGGTACAAGCTCATGAACTACATCCCCGGCTTCAGTAACTACCTGCGGACGTCTGTGCCGCGCTACGCCGTAGGCGGACGTGTGCAATACGGCGAGCCTATGATGTACGACATGGGCGGCTACGGCGACGGTGACACGCGCGGCTACAGCGAGCCGTACCAGTATACCCCACCCCTCGAGCAGTATATGCCTGTCGAGCAGCCTATGATGTACGACATGGGCAACTATGGCGAGCTGCCGTACGACACAGGCGGCGGCATGCTGCTTCCGCCCGCCGAGCCGCAGTACGAGCCTGCCGTGGAGCCGATGACGCAAGAGGCCGCGCCTGCCGAGGTGCCATTCGACCCTAGCACGTTTGACTTTAGTGGCTTGGCTGGCTTGGACTTGAGCGGGTTAAACTTCGCCTCGAACTTCGGTGGCGGCCCGATGGGCGGCATATATCAACCCGACCCTAATCTTCAGTATATCGGCGCGCCGTTATCTAACAAAGGCAACCCCACGTCGCAGACGGGCGGCAACACCTTCGCGGTGCGGGCTGATCAGCCGGTGCGCCTTGTGGACCATCGCACCAACCAGATCGTGTTCGAAGGCACCGGCTTCGACGCCGCGCGCAAGGCAACTGAATTGGGTCAGGGCTTGACGAACCAGTTTGGTCGCAAGGCGAACTACAGCATCCAGACCGCAGATCCGACTGGCAACTATTCGACCGTCGCGTACGAGAAGAAGAACAAGAGCACGCTGGGCCAAATCGCCAATGTGGCGGGTACCGTGCTGCCATTGGCGATGATGGCTATACCGGGTGTTAACGCAGCTTTGCTTGGCGCTAATTTTGCTAAAACTCTTGGGGGTCAGCTTGCTTTTGGGGCGCTCACAGGTGGGGCAAGTTCTGCGCTTAAAGGCCAGAATGTCCTTAAAGGTGCCGCATTAGGTGGCCTTACTGCCGCTGGGGGCGCACTAATACCTAAGATACCAGCAATAGGTGATTTAGGCAATTTGGCTAAACCACTTGGCACCGGCATCGGCGCGACCGTAGGTGGCTTGGCCACCGGACAGAGCCTGAAGAACTCGCTCCTTGGCGGCGCTGCCTCCGGCGCTCTTGCGTATGCCGCGCCGGGCATTCAGGAAAGTTTAGGTATAGGCCAAGGTGCCGCGCCTTCTACAGGCACCGGCGGCGGGGGTGCCGTTGACCCTAACGTCATGGCTACTGTGACTGGGTACACCGCGCCTTCTATAGCGGTACCGTTCAGCGGCGCACCAAGCGGCACTCAGCAACCAGCTCCACCCAAAGTGCAAGATCCGTACGACGGCCTCAAAGTCATTGGCGGCAAGTTCGGCAATCTGGCCGGCGTGGACGTCGGAAACGTATTCGGCGCGCCTACCGGACCGGTGTCGGCCTTCGACCAGATGTTCCGTGCGGAGCAGCCCGCAACCGAACCCGTCGCACAGGAAGAACCCCCCGCAGCAACGGTGACTGGCCGCGAAATTACGCTTGCACCATTCGTAAACATCCCAAGCGGTCTTCCGCCGGAGGTTGTTAACGAGGTCGTTCAGCCGCCGGTTGAGCAACCTCCCGCAGCGGAAACCCCCGCCGAAGACATCATCAAGGTAACGGGAGAGCGCCTCGACGCGGTTTCGCCAAACATATCTATCCCAACCAGCGACGTTCGCGGGCCACTTAGCTCCGTGATTGACGGGGTGGACACCGCTACCGGTGAGATTGTGGCGGAAGGCAATCGCTTCCGAAATCCACTTTCGCCAAATGTAACCATCCCCGACGGCGCGCTGTCGCCGGAAGTACTGCGTGCGGTTAACGGGCCAGCCGAAGAGCCCCTTATTAAAGTCACTGGGCGGCAGACTACTACACCGCCAGTTTTATGGGGCGTTGAGAAGCCTTTGCCGGATATGACGCAGCCCGCCGAGGCCGATAAAAAGCTCACCGCCAAAGACATCGCCGACTACCTGCGCCTCGCCGGTCTTGCATCCAGCTTGCTTGGCGGTTTGGGCGGCGGCGGCAAGGGCGGCGGCTCTACCGGCACCATACCCGCAGGCATGGGCGGCCTTAGCTCGCTCTTCAGCAAGCAACTGCCCGCATCGACCCTGCAGGGCGGCGTCGGCGGCGGTGCGCTCCCTGCGTCCACACTCGCAAGCCAAGGCATGCGCAGCCCGCAAGACTACTACCGCTACGGCTACGGCCCAGAGCAGAGCTTCTTCGATTACGCCACACAAGGCGCGCCGAACACCAGCCGCGCGTACACCGGCTATGAAGGCTCAACCGCCGAGGACGCATTTGCGCCGCAGCCAATGCGCGTAGCCACGCCGCCGGTTGCGTTGCCGCAGCCGATCACGACGCCAATACCGGAGGAGCCTAGAGGCCCGTCGATGTACGCCCCTGAAGTCGACGACATGCGCTTTGCGCGTGGCGGCTTTGCCGTCGAGGGTGCCGGTGACGGTCGCGACGACAAGATCCCCGCGCTCCTGTCCGACGGCGAGTACGTCATCGACGCGGAGACTGTGGCCCTCCTCGGCAACGGATCGAACAAGGCAGGCGCGAAGCTGCTCGACAGCTTCCGCGTAAAAGTCCGCAAGCAGAAGGGCAAGAAGCTTGCTCGCGGCAAATTCAGTGATAACGCAAAGAGGCCAGAGCATTACTTGGCCGGAGGAAAAGCATAATGGCGCTTACCGACTTTCTCAATAACGGGCAGCTGCCCACGGGCTCGACGTTTAAGTCGCTCACCAGCGAGACTGTGCTTCCCGACTGGTACACGAACTACGCCATGCAGTTGCTGTCCAATCAGCAGGCGCTCGCCGCGCAGCCATTGCCGACGTACCAAGGGCCGCGCGTAGCCGAGTTCTCGCCAACGATGCAGCAAGGCTTCGGCATGACCGGCCAAGCGGCCACGGCCTACCAGCCCGCGCTGAACGCCGCGACGCAGGCCACGCAGGGCGCGATCAACGCGCCGGGCGGCCTTAACGTAGCGCAGCCGTACCTCGGCGCGGCAGGCCAGACCAGCGTCGCCAACATCAACCAGTACATGAACCCGTACAATGAGGCTGTCGTCAACCGCATCGGCGAGTTGGGCACACGCAACCTTACCGAGAACATCATGCCGCAGATCGAGGGCCGCTACATCCAAGCGGGCCAGCTCGGCTTCGGTGGCCGCAACGGCAGCGGCACTCCATCGGGGATGCTGACCGACACCGCGCGTGCCGTTCGCGACACCAGCGCCGACATCCTCGGCAAGCAGACTGAAGCGCTCCAATCCGGCTACACGCAGGCCGCAGGCCTTGCGGGCACAGACCTGTCGCGCCAAGCGGCACTCGCCTCGACGGCAGGCAGCCTCGGCGGGCAGGATCTGTCGCGTCAGCTTGCTGGCGCAGGACAGCTTGGCGAACTTGGCGCGCAGGCGCAGAACCTCGGCCTCACCGGCGCGGGCGCACTGCAGCAAGTCGGCGCGACACAGCAGGGTCAGGCGCAGAAGAACCTCGACGTCGCATACAGCGACTTCCTGCGTCAGCAGGGCTATCCGCAAGAGCAGATCAATGCTATGCTGCAGACGTTCGGTGGCGTCGCAGGCGGCGTACCAAAGGCAAGCAAGGAAGAAGGCATCGTGCCACTCGGCTACCAAGAGAAGCTACCACCAAGCACAGCCGAGACAGTCGGCGGCGCGCTGGCGGCTCTTGGCGGCATATTGGGTAACGCGCAGTCTGGCTCAGCGCTCAGCAAGCTGTTGGGAGTTTAATGATGTACGAGGACGACACGGAAGCCGACGACCGAGCACAGTCAATGGCCGACTTGGCTGCTAAAGGCGACATCGACTTCGCGCAACTTGGCGACCAAGCGAAGCTGCCGGGCCTCTTGCAGTCACTGTACGGGCAGCAAATGCGCGCACTGGCCCAGCAAGAAGATAGCGCCAAGAAGCGTTTTGAGGCTGGTGAGGCTCGCATCAAAGAGCGCAACCAAGGCCCGACGCAGTCCGAGCAGCTCTTCATGCTGTCCAAGGCGCTTCTGGCCCCGAGGGACTATCGCGGTTTTGCAGGCACTGTAGGCAAGATCTCCGGCGCTTTCAGCGACATATCTGAGGCCGAGCGCAAGGCCCGCGAGCAGCGCGACGCGCAACTGGCTGCGCTACAGGACCAATACATGGAGACAACTGGCGGCTACGGCGTCAAGCGTGCGCAGACTGCGGCGGACCTCGTGAAGACGGCAGCGCCGATGTTTAAGAAAAGCACTAAAGCGCCGTTCAGATACGACCTCGACGCAAAGGGGGCCGTCCGTGAAATACCGAACGAAGTGCACCGCCCGAAGAATAGGGCCGAATACGAGGCGATCCCCCTTGGTGAGTATTACGTAGTGCCTTCCGGCCCAGATGCCGGTAAAGTTATCCCGAAACAATAAGGGCGCAGGAGATTAAAATGGCAGATTTTTGGTCAAAAGACCTCAAAGCGGCTAAGGCCGCCGAGAGCAGCAGCCCTGAAGGGACCAAGACGTCGCAGGAAGGCATCAAGCGCGGTCAGGACATCGCTCTCACCGGAGCGACTATGGCAGACGACATCCGCAAAGCAAAAGCAGACGCGCGAACGGCGGAAGCTAATGCTGACAAGGCGGAGCGTGAAGCTAGGGAAGGCCCACCCAAGAGCGCAACTGAAGTCGCACTCGAAGCCAAAACGAAAGGCGCGCAGTCTCGCGCTGCCGTCGTGCGCGCGCAGATGCTGAACAGCATACAGTTGTACAAGAATGACATTAAAGGCAACCCAGCGTCCCGCGCTTTCGGTTACGGGGAGTACTTTGACAAGCCGAGCCTTGGCGGCATAATCCCTGCCATACCGCAGTTTGAAAGATTTACTAAAACCAACGCAGCCATCTTGCCCCTTATCCGTCCTCTCGTAGCCCAGTCCGCAAAAGAAGGCGACAGTGACAAGGAAATGGAGGTCTTCAAGGCCTACATTCCTGAAGCTGGCGACAGTGACATAGCTATCGAGGGCAAGTACGCGATGCTTGACATGCTCCTTTCGGGCATGGCCGAGGGGAAATTGCCTTCAGAACTCGTAGCACTCGGTGTTAAGCCGCGCGGCGTGGACGAGGTAGAAGCTTCAATCCGCCGCGAACTAGCGCCAAACGAAGTCAAGGGCTATCGCCTCCCGCAGGAGACGGAAGACCGCATTCGAGCGCTGTACGACCAAAAGAAACTGACCCCCGAAACTTACGCCGCCGTTGTTATGGACGGCGCGATAAAGGCTGGCGTGCCAACGGACGAGGCCTTCATGGCCGACGCGCTTGTCCAAGGCAAGACCACCGTCGACAACATGAACAAGGACGTCGGTTGGGGCGGCTTTAGCTATGATCTGGTGGATAAAGAGGTTAAGGAAGACATGGGCCTACTCGGCGCGTCTGCGCGTGGCCTCGTCAACCTTCCATACAGCGCGCTTGAGACCTTCGCCGAGACGGGCAAGGCCCTGACCGTCAACCTGCCCGAGACCGCGCAGTTTATGGGCAAAGTGGCGGGCGATATTATCGGCGTCACGGACGGCGAAACCATCGCCGCCATCGGCGAGCATTACGCCAATCAGTACGGCACCGAGCAAGGTTTCCTTGAGGCGCTTGCCGAACGCCCCGCCGAGATCCTGATGGACGCCAGCACGGTTGCTGGAGGCCTCGGCGCGGTGGGTAAGGTTGCGAAGGCCACCGAGTTAAGCAAACTACTCGACCCGGTACGCTTGGCCACACGCGTCGCAAAAATGCCTGTTCAACTCGGCAACATCGTCTCAAAAGCGACCGGCGAAGTCGGCGCAAACGTCCTCGGCGTCACGACTGGCGCTGGCACCGAAGCCGTCAAAGAGGCGGTTCGCGCCGGTAAGGCAGGCGGCACTAAGGGCGAGGCCTTCGTCGAAAACATGCGTGGCGGCGGCGACATGGAAGACATTCTCGCGCAGGCGCGCGAGGCCGTCGGCAACATGCGCAAGGATGCCTCGGAGGCATACCGCAACGGCATGGTCGATGTTGCCAAGGACAAGACTATTCTCGAATTCCAGCCCATCTACGACCGACTGGGCAAGTTGCGCGACCGCGCGTACATGGGCGACAAGGTTAAGAACCCGTCTGCAGCTGCCGTGTACGAAAAGGCCAAGGGCATCGTGGACGATTGGGCCGCAGGCGACCCTGCGCAGTTCCACACGCCAGAAGGTATGGACGGGCTGAAGCAACGCCTCGGGGATCTGTCCAACGATTTTGCCACCGACAACAATCGACGCGCAGCTTCGATCGCGACTGGCATTTATGGCGAAGTGCGCGACGTCATAGGCAAGCAAGCACCCGGCTATTTTAAGGTCATGAAGGAGTACCAGACTGCGGCCGAAAAGCTGGCCGACATCGAGCGCTCGCTCTCGTTGAAGAGTGGCGCTCCCGTCGATACCAGCATCCGCAAGTTACAGTCTATCTTGCGCAACAACGCAAACACCAATTACGGACGCCGCGCTGATCTCGGCCGCACCATTGAGGAAGCCGGAGCAGACACAATGTTCCCGTCACTTGCCGGTCAACAGTTAAACGCTACCACGCCACGCGGCCTCGGTGCTGTAACGGCAGGCGGCGGTGTTATGGGCGCAATACCGACTGGCGGCACGTCACTGATAGCGTTGCCTTTGACATCGCCGCGCCTTGTCGGCGAGGCGGCGTACGCTGGTGGGCGCTTTGCCGGTGGGGTCTCCGACTTTGCGCAAAACTTGGCAGGCCGCACCGCGCCGTTCGCCGACACTGTTACAAACCTTGCGTCGAAATATCGTCTGCCAGCATACGGGGTCGTGGGCGCGGCGAACGCCATCGAGCAGGCTTCCCAGCCAGATGAGGTGCAGGTTACCGCAGTTAACGGCTACCCACAGCAGACCT